TGGTCTTGGCGCCGTCACCAAACAGACTGTCCAGGCCTTCCGTGCTGATCTCGCCGGCGACCTTTTTGGTCTCCGTCATTTTTTTCGCAATTTCTTCGGCGTTGATTTTTGCCTTCGCTAGGAACTCTTCCGCCGCCGTGGCGTTCTTGCCCTGATTGAAGTTGTCGGCGGCGGTAAACATCTTGTCCAGCGCATCGGTGCGGAGTTTATTGAAATCCTCACTAATATGGTCTAATGCACTTGCTGCATTTTCAGCAATATGTGTTTCAAAGATTCCTGGTGTAAAAAAATTCCTCGCTTGCTCCGCCAGTCTGACCGGCTCAATCATGCGCTTGGTCATCAAAAAGATTGCTTCACCAACTGCATAAACCACAGCCTCTATCCCATGGAAACCGGCCTTGAATATTTGCAGGAAATCCGTTGCGCGCGCAACGGAAGTAATGATCTTGTCAACCGCGGCCGACACCCTGTCACCAAAATTTCCGCCTTCCGTGGCCGCATCAAATAGCGCCTGTGATATCGCCAGCATTTCATCTGACAGGGCGATGGCGGTTTGTGTCGCGATACCGGTCAGCACGTCTTTCACCCTGCCCCAGGCATCGTTGGCAGCCTCCACCTTGGCCGCATCGATATTGGAAAAAGCCAGTCCGGTTTTCTCGGTGTGCACCCTGACTTCATCCAGTTTACTGCGCAGGTTCGTCAACGTGTTCAGGTTTTGAACTCCCTGGCGCCCGAACAACCGCGCCGCTACGGCCGCCCGTGTATTCACATTGCTGATCCGGTCCAGTGCTTCCGACACCTGCAGCATAAGTTCCACCGGTGACTTCGACCTCAGCGCATCCATGCTGATGCCGATGCCATCAAACACACGCTTCGTCAGCAGGCTGCCGCCGGCCGCTTCGCCGGCAGCTTTCGCCAGGAACTGCAGCATCTTCTGCATGCCTTCGGCGCTGCCGCCGGCTTCCTTTGTGGCTTTATTCAGTGCAATGATATCTTCCGTGGACGAGCGCAAGCGTGCCGCCAGTTTCCCGGTCGTGTCGATCTGCTGCATTTGCTGCCGCACCATATAGGCACCGGCGGCCACGGCCACCGCACCGAACTGTGCCGCGCGCCTGGTCACGTCGCCGAGTTCGCGTTTCACCCGCTTCATGCCCTTCGTGAACGAACTGGTGCGTGCCAGTATCGAAACCGATAATGTGCCGGCTTTAGCCATTTTTCTTCACCTGTTGGTTATGTACTGCGGCGAACATCTTGAATTGGGCTTTCATATCTCTCCAGTCCTGCTTCTTGTGCGGCCCGAATTTCGGTATGAAATCAGACGCCTTGAACGGCCGTTGCCGGCGGCCCCTGTTGGCATTGGCGATGACACTTGCAATGATGGCGTTGCCCAGGTCCATGCGCGCATAACCGAACGGCTCCAGTTCGTAATAATCCATCCAGCCGATCAGTTTTTTCGCAGTCAGACCATCCAGCAGCTTGTCGATGTCAGGTTCACCCAGTTCGCATGCCAGGCGGTACACGAACACCAGTGCCGGATGGTCGCTCAGTTTCCCGGCTCCATCTCCTTGTCTTTTTGCAGACCGTTGGCGCTGTTCAGGACCGCGTTGCCACATTGTTCAATCACAATAAATGGCTGGTCCAGCCAGTATTCAACATCCGGATTGATTAACGTGCCGTCCTGGTCACGCACACAGGCCGCACACACCGCCGCCAGGCTGGTGACAGCCTTGCCTGGATCGTCCCTGGGAATGTCCCCGACACTGCACAGCGCCACGTATTCCCGTGCGCTCAATTCTTCATGCACAAAAAGCTCACCACTGATTTTTTTTACATTCATACACCACCACTTGTTAAAATTATGTTAGAAATATTATGGAGTGATCGTGCCGGTAAACTTGATGGTTGCGTTGGCTGTCATCACCCCTTCTTTCGTCACGTTGGTGATTTCAAAACCGGTCATGAACCCGGAAGCCGCCGCCGTTTCCGCATCCGGCCAGGTGATGGTCACGGTTTCCGCCGCGGCCGTCAGCGCCGTCACCCAGGCGGAATCGGTATCAAACTGCATCTCCACGCTGAGTTCGCCGGGGTCATAAGTATCGCCGGGCATGAACGTCTTGCCGCCGGTCGTCGCCAGCGTGGTGGTCTCAACTGAAGCGCGGTTGATGCCGCCCCAGTCCATGCTCAGCAAATTCGCAAGGAACCCGGTTTGAAATGCGATACTTGCGCCGCTGCCCAGGTCCGGCGTCATTGCCACACCAAAACCATACATACCTGACCAGGCTGGATTGATGCCGGCACGCCGCAAAGTTTGATCGACAACAATACCGATCATTGCCACAATTATAAAAAATAGATTACATATAAATTTATACATGGCGGTCTCCTGTTGGAAGATTAAAAAATATTGTTTACTGGATACTGGCATTCGCCAGTAAGACGGCAAAAAAAGAAATTAAGAATTAATGTGCCGGTATGCTTTCGGCGTAAGTGAAAAAGAAATCCATGATGATGTTGAAATTACCGGTGTCGCTCGCATCCTGCGGCGGCAACAGGTCGTCGGCTTCGTTTTCCAGCGTCACCAGCCGCACATCGAGGTTGCTGCTGCCCATGGCCTTGTCAAAGCCATCGAGCCATAAGCGCACGGCATCGCGCACGGCTTCGGCTTCGAGTTGCAAACCGGCATAAACATCAAACTGCACGCGCGCACGCGCCAGGCCGGACGGTGCAGTCATGTGCGGGAACCGCTC